TACGAATTCCCTACCATGGATATTATATTTAGTGTAGGTGGATATTATATTTGTTATAACACCCGTTATATTGAGGGTGTAAAAAAATAATACCCCACAGACAAAAAGATGTCCATAGGGTATTCCATTAGAGGTGAAAAAAATTGTATGGTGTCCATCAACAGTAAAAAATAAAACCATAATGATGAGTATGGAATAGTAAGTGATTAGAACAATCCATAGGATTGAGCGATTGATAATTATAACGTTAATTATAATATTGTTTTTATCATCTTTGTATTAGTCAAAATTTAAAGTAATGATACTTAAATATAAAATGTTTAATGTCCATCTCGTTCGTGTTTTCCACTACTATGAGGGACAGTCCACACCATCTGGTTTTCTTTAAACGCATCATCTGGACCAAAAATACAATTCAAGTATTAAATGCGTTCAACACTATAATACTTAATGCCATCATAACCCCGCATAGCATTATCAATCATACCATGACTACAACGACCTAATCCCTTAGTTGGGTCAGCGATATAGTAATAATCATCATTCCATTCATAGATTACAATGTAATGGCCATAGTTACCTTGCCATCCGAGACAATATACTCCACCAGTCATTATATGTGCGATGACTGGTTTACCCTCTTCTATGGCTTCACTAACACCATCAACATTACGGGGTATTTGTGTTAGTTTGAATCCAAGCTTCCTTGCACCAGCGATTAGGTTAGATGGTGATGTACCATTCCCATCAGTATAACATGCATTACTGAATGCATTAATACTTGTTTCATCTCCGAGTATCTGTGAACACATAGATAATGATGTCGGGCCGCAAGTATAACTATTCGGCTGATATTGTATCACTATTGGATTATATACTCTCTCCGGTTCCTTTGGGTCCTCAACAATATGTACTGTATTCACTATCTGTGAGGGTAGATGTTCATTGTCACCAAGGTATTGGCTTGTTATTTGGTATGTTCCTGGTTCCAGGTTAATGTTTAATTTGTATAATCCGTTACTGTCAGGTGTGCGATTATATGTTTTACCGTTCACTGTGATATTAACATTTCCTGCGACTCTGCCGGTGTCATCGTAGACTGCACATTGGTATGGTGTGGTGTCGCTGTATGCTTTGTTGATGTTGACTCCATCCATGTAGGTTACTTTTTTGGGTCTTTCATCTATATGTATCGTGTTCTTTTCAGTGACATTTAAACTGGTGGTTGTTATTTCATAATCTCCTTTCATTAAATTGATGTTAATCTTGGCTTCTCCCACCATATCGGTGGTTCTTTCATATTTAACATCATTGATTTGGAATGTTACTGGTACACCAGTTAATCTTACACCATTAACACCTGTGGCTATGGCTATGAACTGGCTGCCATCCTGTTCAGTCATCTTCATATCTTGTGTTGAGATAACCGGGTTGACTGTGACTTTGCAGAAAGTATTCACATAGACATAGTCATCATCGATGAATTCAAATTTAGCTTCGTATTCACCAACAGGTAGATTAATGTTTAAACGTGCTATCCCATCAGTATCAGTTTGACGGGCATACGTTTTATGGTTGATTGTAATATTAATTGTTTTATTAGGTATTGGTGTTTGGTTTTCGTATAGTGCTACTTCGAGTTGATCATGTTCCCCGAATGTTTTGGTTAGGTTTTGTGTTATGATTCGGGGGTATTTTTTGTTGTTTTGGAATAGTTGTTTTATCCATTCTATTATGTTCATTTTATATCACTATCCTTTCTGTGTATTCTCCGTTTAGGAATATTAGTATGGTTTCATCACCAATATTATGTGGTGTGATGGTTTGTATGTGTCGGAGTTCGCCGTATGTTTCGGTTTTTACATCAACATGGTTGTCCTGGTAGGTGTGTGTGATGGTGGCTTTTGTGGGTGTAGGTTGTTTGGTGAGTTCATCGTTTATGATTGTTTTTATGCTTTGGTTTAGGGTCATTTTTTGTACCTCTTTTGTTTTATTATGCATTGGTTTTCTTTGTTTAGGTAGCAGCATTTTTCGTCGTTGTGGCTGCAATGTGTTTGGTTTGGGCATCCGTTGTGTTTTTTGATTATGTTGGGTTTCATTTTTCTTATTCTCCTTTTTTTTATGTGTGTGTTTTTTTTCGTATGGTTTTGCAAGAAACATACGAACTTAAAGATGGTACTTTTGTAGACATAGGAACATCAACAAGTTATACTGCATGGGCAACAACAAACAACATAACCGTTAATCGAAGCACCACCGAAACAACATTAACACAAACCGACACTTCAAGTTTCGGTTATATGTGGCAATCATTCAGTACAATAACCGATATAATATTTGAATTTGATGTGTATACAACGGATAGAAGTTATACTCTTTGTAGTTTCCGTGATGGTGGAACTGTTGTTCGTGCAATATCCGGAACAACAGCAGGATTAACAGATAATACTTGGGGTCATGTTAAATTAACATTAAAAGATGGTAAGGTATATGTTAATGATGCAACTACTGGTACTTCTATATCTACTTGGAACAGGTTGTATATTACTTTGAATAATGGTATGACTATTAAGTATAAGAACTTCGTAGTCTACCCAATCTAAATTAAATATGCTTTAATGTTCCTATATGATATGCTCCTATCGGTTGTTAAATTCAAGAAACGGAATGTACACTCTTCATCTGCTAATGTAATTGTATCTGAACTAACCACAACCCAACTTGTACCATTATATTGCTCAAATGTAAATGCCCCGTTTCTACGAGTTATACGATTAGAAGTCCAATTGTTATAATATCCATATTTTAATGCTGTTTTACTTTTATCACTATTAGTTACACCGAATCTGCAAGAACCAACAGTTTTTATTTCAAATACTACTTGGAAATCCCCATTTAGTGTTTTAGTGGATACATAATCTTGTGCTAAATCAGATAATGTGGTTTCCGTAGCGGTTGTTGTTACTGTTAAACCGTTATCTGTCCAGTATGTTGATTTTTTACCGGTAGTGGCTTCATCGTATAGGATGTAGTCTCCAAGTTCGTATGTTTCTTGCAATAAACTACCATACGATACAATCACCGATACATCACCGACACCAGTACCCGTATAGGATATTGTTGCTTGACCACTACTATTAGTAGTCTTCGTACCACTACTAATCACAGTGTTACCATGTTTCACTTGATAATTCAAGGTTTTACCAGTTAATGGTAAACCGGATTGTTTTAATGTAGCAGTAACAGTTGATGTTTCGGTTTTTTGGATTATAGATTTGTCTGCTGTTAGTGTTAGTGATTCACCTCTCTCGACTAGTTTACTTGTTGGGTATCCTTTGGCTGTATAATTCGCTGTTTCTCCTTGGGGTATAGTGAAGATTGTATTTGTGTTGTTTGGCATTGTGTCGCTATTGTAGGTTATGATGTTGTTACCCGTCCAGTATAACTGGTAATCGATTAAAGCAGAACATTGAGAGAAACAAGCATCTCCAAGACTTGTAACACTATTCGGTATTGTTACTGATGCTAAACTAGCACATCTTTGGGCTATACCATTGCTAATGCTTGTAATACTATTAGGGAAAACAATTGATGTTAAACCACTCTCAATGAAACAACCCCCCCCAATGCTTGTTACACTGGAAGGGATATTAATGGAAGTTAACCCACTACATCCATAGAAACAATAATTTCCAAGACTTGTAACAGTATCTGGAATAGTTATAGAGGTTAAGTTAGTCTTATTAAGGAAACAAGTATTCCCAAGACCAGTTACTACACCCATGAATATTATATCATGAGAAGACAACCCATCAGTATAATTATGAGTTAAAGGAGTACGAGGATTATTTACTGTACTTGTTGAGCCATCACCCCAGTCAATAACTACATCGCCCGTAGTGATAAGCCATTTGTCTGCACCACTCCCTAATGTTATACTGTTTCCAGTAACTTCGGTGATAAGAACATTACCATCATAAAATTGTATACTCTTGCCATTAACAAGGACATTAACCCAACCAGCACCAGTACCAGTATAAGAAGCCGAAGCGATACCCCTACTATCAGTAGTATCAGATACAATATCACCATTAAAATTAAACTGTAAATCCAAACCCGTAACAGGGGAACCAGTATCATCCAATACAGTAGCAGTAACCGTAGCAGTTTCACCAACATTAATATACTCCTTATCAACCTCCAATGTAATATCCAATGATGAAACCGGTGTATAATACTCATGAGGGTCAAACACTATATCCACTTTAAAATCCGGTAATATTACTTCATCAGATTCCAGTAATGAAGGTTCTAATACTACTTCTAACTCTCCATTATCTCCAGTATCCCCAGTAACACTAATTACTCTCCTATTTACTGTACCGGAGAGATTAACATCAACAACAGTAAAATAGAATGTATAGAAACAATTCAACAACACATCATTAGAAGATATAGTAACATTATCTTCCAATATGAAATTACCACCAACACTGGTTAAACCACCAGTAACACTATAAGTACCATAATCCGAGGATATACTATTACTACCTAATCTTAAATCACTCGTTAATCGTTTAAATTTTCTTAACAAGTAAACAAGGGCATTATAATCCGGATAACTAATCTCCGAACCTAAACTAAAATAATCCACATTATTCACCTCCAATCACAACATCATCAGACACGGACTCACCATACACGAACCGGACAGTACACGGCTCCTCAACACGGAACCGGCAGACCCCATCACCATCAGACAATACAGTCCCTACTAATTCACCATCAACACAAACATCAACAGATACCCCACCAACAGAGTTCAAATACTCATCATTAAGAATACAATAAACAGTAACCTCATCCACCACATCCAACACCGGATACGGGGCAAAAGCATACAACTCCACACTATAATAATGCACACCACCAGTATCACTGGAACTACAAGTAATCAAAGTATCATCCACCAATTCGCAGATAACACACCGATTACCATCCAAAACTCTATCCGATGGATTACTACTAACAATCTCATCACAGTTAAATAATGGCACACACTTAACCAAACCATCAACAGACTCCGAAAACCACAACGGAGAAACCAATAAATCCTCCAAACGAAACTCCAAATTAACAGTCTGATTATAAGATAAAAAAGTCAAATCCTCATCCAAAATCAAATCCTTTGAATTGTAAATACTATCAGTCCTCCTCATCATCACCAATATACTCAACATTCAAATTATTACTATACACACTGTTAGTATCTTGTACTGTCCAAATCATACACTTACCACCAATACCAGTGAAATGATACCTTGACGATTCAACATCAACATCACCACGATTATGCCCCGTTGGGAATTTACCAGTATCCAAATCCTTAACCTTAACAGTATTAACAACACCGGATTTACCAAGATAAAACATCACATACGATAAACCCAATGAAGTTAAACCATGTAAATCCAAATTAAACTGACAATAATCCACAGATAATCCTTGATAGCAACGGACAAAAGCCGGAGACCCTGTATCCAAGTAACTCTCATCAGATAAATCAAATAATGTATTAGTTAATGATACATCACCATCCAAGTCAATACAACTATAATTATCAATGAATGATGAATCCTTAACAGTTAAATCACCAGTACCCTTAAATAAAGTAGATGTACAATGAGTAAAACCACCATTCACCACTTCAACACTACCATCACTAATAGTTACTAAACCTTTACCTGTGAAAATACAATCCGTCAAGGATAAAACAGCACCATTATTAACCGTGAATACCTCATCCAAAGAAGATGATACATTCTCACGGAATAATATATTAACATCAGAACCTACATTAACACTTGACTCCAAACCCGTACCAGTATAAAGGATAGTACCTGCCGGAGACTCACCAGCCAACTCCGCATTCAAAGCCTGAGCATCATCAACAGACAAATACACAGTAGACACATTCATATCCACAGTATAATCAGAGAGATAATCATTACCCGTAATCTCCAAACGAATATTCAAATAACTCGCCAAAGACACAGGCACCGTAAAACGGAACACACTACCAGTATAATCCGTGAGATTATAATAATGACCATTAACCTTCAAACGGATAGTATTCTCCGTGAATAACATATCCTCCGTAATATTATACATATCATCGTATAAGAATTGGAATTCAAGGATATTAACCTTATCACGATAAATACTACTGTTAAGTAATGCTACGGGTAACTCCGAATGTAATCTCTGATACGGGAACTTATACTCCACCGTCACACCATTATTCTCAGCTTCCAATATATAATCATAATCACCAGCCTTATCCAATGGAGCAGTAACAGTCACTAAACCATCACTATCAGTAGTTAATGTTTCACCAGTAATCTTATCAGTAACACTCATACCAGTTACGGGTTCCTCACCATCCAAGAAACCCATAGTCAACACTAAATCCTCATAAAACGGACGGATAACTGGAGTATACTCTACTTGATAATCTAATTCAAAGATTTCACCATAATTAAATTCCGGGGATAACTCTAAAATTAGTATAACCCATTCCAAGCCCGTACCAGTAACAACAATAGAATCACCACTAACACTAACACTAGGCGAACCAATATTAGAGTCTATTACACGGAAACCACCAGTCCACAAACTATTCTTAACATTAAAACTTATACTACCCGTAACCCTGTAAACATCAATAAAATCATAAGCAAACCAAGTATCCGCCGTAGTCAACAGTCTTGTATCTAATGTATAATAATCACAGAAACCTTTACCAAAATGCTTCAATATACTATTAGCATCCTCCATCGTTAACATACGCTTATTTAACATAAACAACCCTCACCACTATTACACTGCACCTCACGAATCACCAAACCAGTAAACTCATGCAATAAAAAACACCGTGAACCAACATTCACTAATACACCATCCTTAACCTTACGACTAGTACCTAACCAATACTTGAAATTAATCTGATACTGCTCCGCACGGTCAAAGAAACCACGGAGATTAGATATAACATCATCATCCGAGACATAAACACTAACTACACCCATAATATATCCTCCACAATAAACCTACCATGAATATAATCAGCATCCACACCAGAACCAATAAACACATAACCAGTATCATGCTGATTCTTCAAATAAGGATTACGACTAGTCAACACATTCTTATCATCCACCACACCAGTCTGATAAACCCACAAAGACACATCTAAAGATAAAAAATCACTAGACGATTGTAACAACTGCACCTCAACCAAAACACGACGACGAAGCTCAGCATCAGACTCATCCTCATGCCTAACCAAACCATACATCCTAGCATGTTGATCCAGATAACCACCACTAGCACGGGTCACAAACAAATCAAAAATATGATTATCATAATTCTCCAAATATTCCCCAACAGTACCATCCAAGAATTTATAACCAGGGTTTTCCGGGTCATGTAAATATGGATTGTTTAATTTCTCAATAATGGATTCAATATACATTATTCTGATACCTCCTGAGTGATTGTCACGGTACCTAGTTTCAGTACCTTATCTGCACCAGGGGTTAATTTATGGAATATGTTACCACCAGTAGTTATTTTGGTTACTTGTACTACGAATGGTAGTGTTTCGATTGCAGTCATTATCATATAATTAGTCATTTCCTGGCCTATCCTTAAACCCGGATAATTCATTGGAGTATTATTAATTACTGCTTCGCCTCCATTGAAGAATAGACTTAATAGGTCGGTGAATATACTGTCTTGTACTTCATCAGTTACTACTACTTCAATCTCTAATGGTGCATCCTTATATTCCACCTCTGCTACCTCGAAACTATGATTATATACGAGGTTATCTTCGTTAGTGTATACGCTGGTGACTTCACCTAATATTTCGGTAGTAGCTGGTTTAGTGTATGGATTAACTAACACTTTACCGGTATAACCATTCGTTGATGATGTTATGGTTACATCATGCACACCCTTGACTGCATTACCTATCCTTGTATAATATTCCCTTGACCCGAAATGGTCTTGTGCTTTCACTGCCAGTAATCTGCTACGATAATCATAATCAGATTCCATGTCAGTTCCACCGGTGAAATCCTCATCATTCGTTACATTAACACCGGGGAAACTGTTAGGTTCACGGAATAAAGTAACAGTATTATTATCTGCATTAGTACCTGCGCCAGGTACTTGACTGTGACATGGGCAATCAATACTAGTTTCACCTACGGGTATTTCCACGGTCATATTAGTCTCGTAGAATACTCCGGTTACTTCGGATACTAATACTGTACCGACAGGTATTGTGATATTATAATTTACGGGTTCTTCTATACTGAATGTTACATCACCCCATGCCATGTTCGCTTGTTCCCTTGGAGTGTTTAATTCTTCACCGAATAGGTCTAGGTATTGACCATAACTTGTGGCTAGGAAAGCAGCGGTTAATATCAATTGGTCATTAGCTTCCAAATGGTATATGGGTATGGCTAATGCTTCCAGTATATTCCTTATCTCTGAGCCTTCGTTGAAGTCTGTTATATTTGTATCTGGGTATTTGTTGTTGAAGTAATCTATCATTCGTTGTACTAGGACACTACGGTCAATTACCTGTCCGTCTATTGTATAAAATTTTTCATCGCTAAACATGATTAATAACTCCTGTCTTGTTCCGGCATATTTTCACTAATTTGTATAGGTGAGTCTTCGTTTATTACGAGGTTGAATTCATCAATCCTTTCAGATTGCACCGGCTTTATTTTTAACTTGCATTCGATTGTATCTGTATCGGTTTTAGTGACTGTGCATTCAAGATTATCTATCCTTGGTTCTTGGTCGAGAATGTGTTCTATCTCGATACGGATATATTCATGTATACGGGGATTATTCTTATCACCCATATGCTCGAATAATTCACCACCATACTCCAAATAGAATAAATCATATGTATCCAAGTCACTCTCCAATCTGTTTTTTATTGCTTGTCCTAGGTTATCATGTCCACTAACGAGGTTTATATCCCCGTTAGTGAAACTCCAATCCGATTTAATATCAGTACCATAAATATCAATCATTTTTTCATCACCAGTTCTCTTTTAGTTTTTTTAACATGATGGATTATCACCACAAACACGATCATAACTACTAGTACACCATACATCACCAAGGTTTCTCCATGATTTAGCGCCTTCCGCACCAACAAGGTCGGAGTTAACCCATTTACCATCTATTTTAACTTGTGTCCAGAAATGTCCTAAATCACATCCGCTGTGGTGTACTACTCTTGCTTCTAAACCGGCAGTTGACATAGATGCACGTGTTAATCTGCTGATGTCTGCACAGTTTAAGTGTCTGACATTTGCCCAGCATTTAGCAACTGAACCGTATCTACTACAAGAGTAACTAGCATATCGGACATATTCTTTGAGTCCTTGGTGGACTGCATTTGCTATATCGTATTGACTGCTTTTTCCTGCTATCCATCCTCTGATTAGATTGTCTAGTTCGGCAACTCCAGTGGAGCCGGTTATTGTTCCTGTTCCAGTGGTTGTACTTCCAGTTGTAGTTTGTGCTTGTTGTTGTTTGAATGCTTGATTATAAGCCTCCAAGTAACCTTTAACAGCATTAGCATAAGTACTATAACTTGATGGGAATGGGTTTAATGTCAATGTAGCGAATAAACCATTACTATCACATTTAATTACATTCTTCTCAATATACCAACGATTCTCCATATAGGTTACACCCCTGTTAACTTTATAGGTGGGTAGTAACTTGAAAATCTTCGCTAAATTCGCTAACTGGAATTCCCTCGGTAATTCAGTCCATAGGAACTGATTAGTATGCAATTCCTTAAACATTGTATGGTTTAAGGGTAAACGAATCTCAAAGGATAGCATACTCCTTGCACTTTTACTTAATTCTTCTAATGCTTTCTGATAAGTGGCTACTTCATCAACTACCGTTGTAGTCGTAGTAGTGTTGCTTGTATTAGATGAAGTAGATGGAGTAGAACCACCATGACTAGTAGACGGAGTAACCCGTTCACCATTCACCGCAGCCAATAAATTATTAGCCATCTCCGTAGGATTATTACCAGGGACAAGGCAACCATGACTACCCATCATATCACTAATCTCTTGTGAAGTATGACCTGCCCACTTATTACATACACTAGTACAATCAGAATCTCTACCCCAACGGACATTATTCCAACCAGTAATAGCACGGGTACCGGGTATATCGCCACGGATACCGAAGATACAATAATCAAATCCTTGATGAGCCATAGCATCGGCTACTGCAACAGTTGATGCTGCGATGATGAATATACCGATTTTACCTTTACTTTTACCACTCCAATCATATCGGCTGAATGCACCTGGTCCGATTCCTAGGTTTTCAACAGACCATCCCGCATTTTGTAGAGTGTTTATTGCAGTGTTTAGATAGTTGGAGTCTTGTCCTGTGTTAGTGTCACAGGCTATTACGATAGGTTTTCCTTTAAGGGACCCCGCACTAACAGATGAAGATGAAGAACTAGAACTTGTTGTACTCCCGGTATTAGATGCATTATTTGTTGTTTGGGTAGTAGTAGCATCAATCAAAGCATCAGTATAACCAAAATACCATTGAATATTAGAATCACCATACCACTTCATACCACCAGTATTAGACTTAACACCCACAGCAGAAATCGTATTAGTAGTATCAAAACCATACTTATACTGCACCAAATCACTATGAGTCAACTTAAACCCAGACTTCAACCAAGTATCTAGATCAACAGGGTCAATATGACAAACACCATCCGGGGTAAAATAAACATCAGTAGGGAAACCTCCGACATGACTGAAATTCATAATATTATTCATAAGACTATCAAAAGATAAGAATTCACCAGCCGGTTCCTTAAACTTATTATCAAATTTAAGCGCACCACTCACCATACCTTCATAGTGTTCAATGGGATGTAAACCTGATAATAATCTTTTATTCATAGCATTCTCCCTAGCCTCCTTAGACATAGGGATAGATAATGAACTACCCACCATATTAGGGAATATTAACCAGTTCTCTAAATGCTCATATACGGTATGGGTAGAACCTACACTCCTAATCTTCGTCTGATACTGTCTACGGCCGTCTTGGCATTGATAAGTATATAAACCAGTATTCTTATCATAATCCACTTTCAGTATCTGTCCACCAAAGTTCTCATGATACGGACTACTAATCACACACCAGTGACGGCCACGGGTTAAATCCATATAATACGGACTAGTAAACTTCGCAGTCTTAACACGAGGGTCAGTCTCTGTAATCTCATAACTGGTGAACTCCGTATCCTTAGCCTTACTAATATCCTCGGCTAGAACAACTCTCCAATCACCAGCCTTAGCCTTATCCGCATCCCAATGCATCGTATAAATATGAGACTCCATAAAACCAATATTATTACCAGGATAAGTTAAACCATTAGCCCCGACTGAGGTTAATGATTGCATATACGGTTTACTTGTAATATGATTACTCCTACTAGACGGATTATACCAACGACTACCAAGATACTCCACCAGTATATCATACTCGCCCTTCGGCAACCTGATATTCAAACGGGCAACACCATTACCATCAGTTAAACGATTATAACTTACACCATTCACCGTAAACCGTACAGTAACATTAGTCAAACGCTCATTAAACACATTCAAAACACTACACTCATAAACCTTCAACTCATCCTCCATCTTCACCATATCCTGACCGATGATATGAGTATCAGATTTAACACGGACAATAGTATGAATATCCGCAGCTTGACGTTTATCATCACCGAGACAACTAGTCTTCAAATCATACTCCCCTGGACGGAGATTAATATTCAACTTAGCCTCACCTTTACTATCCGTGGTACGATTATAACTTACACCATTAATCGTGAACTGCACAGGTAGACTCTTGGCGGGATTCCCCGCTTCCTCATAGAATACTGCAGTGACACCACCAGGCTGACCATAAGTCTTACTATATGGATTATTGGTGCTGATAGTAACCACATACTTGCCCCGTACACGGATATTAACCGAACCATTACAAGCATTATACTGGCCATCACCATTAAACCGTAGACTGCAAGGATATGACCCGTAATCCAAGTTAATCGCCAATGAAGCCTCACCTTTACTATCAGTAGTACGGTCATAACCTACACCATTAACCGTTAAGGTTACAGGTACACCAGCAACAGGAACACCCGCCCCCGTCACCAACTGCACCTTTAAACGGTCACCAGTACCCTTAACCTTAACCAAATCAGATGCAACAAAACTAGTAACAACACCCATACTACTCATGCCTCCGGAGCATAAATACTAGCATAACGGTCAGTATAACCAATGAAATCCGTTATAGTCTCACGGTCGCAGACACCCTGCTTAAAACCAATATAATGAGCAGACTGGAAACTCATAATATCACCTTTCATCTGAGAATCCCATTTACCATCAGGACGTCTTGGTACAATTTCACCTTCACGATCCAAACGCATACCCCGGCTATCATAGTAGACATTAGTGAAATATCCTAATTGTTCAAGTTTCATCTGCAACGCTAATATAGCCTCACGTGGACTATTCTCATCAATCAATTGATACTTCCATAGTATACTATCCACGGGTGATAAACTAGTGGCTTTCTGTTTATACATACTATTGAAGTTCTCATTATTCCTGTAGTATTGTTTAAATCGAATCTTCCAAATACTCAATTTTTTACTGGTTTGTTTCTTATTCTTAACTTGGAGTAGGTACTTATCATTCGGTATATCGAATGCATTAGTAACGATATTGACAGGTGTCTGTTCTTTATGGAATTTATTCAGCCACCAGGATACTAATTCTGTCTTGAAATAATAAGTCTCTGCAACAACCACAGACACTTCAAATTCCACTCCATGATTACCACTACTGAAATAGAATGTAGGTGCATTATTAGTCCTTGTATCAGGTAATAACTCCGTCTCCTTAATATCAATACCAGGCGTAATATCAAAACCACTATTAGTTAAAACATGCACAGGCATCTTATTAATCTCGAAATATTGCGTCATACTCTATGCACCTCCTACATTCCTTCCAGCGGTTTCATTATCCCAATCCACCGCACGTTGAATAAATTCTAATATACGATACATTTTATCCTCATCATCAGTATCACCATAATGATTAAAGGTGATATTACCTTGCATATTACCATGATCCATATTATTTAAAATATCCTCCAGCCTAGATATGAAGACATCAAACTTACTCTCCAAATTATCACCAGACCCATCTATATCAAACCGGCCACCAATATCCAATTGAGGATTATTCCATGCGGAAATCAAATCCCTACCTAATTCACCAGCCTTAGAAGGGATATTATTATTCTCCATAATATGCTCAATACGACCTAATTCTCCTTCCATCATATAAAACATATAACCTGGGGAACCAATACCTAATGCACGTTTCAATGCATTATAAGCCTCTCCACCAATCTGAGTAAACTTATTCACTAAATTCTGACCCCAATTAACAACTGCCTGCCATATACGATCAAGTTCCCCAGCAACCATACTAGGCATTTGACGTATACCATTCATGAAATTATTAACTGCTTGTGATGCAGCACTAGTGAAACGGGATACTAATTGAGATGCGAAATTTAATACACGGCTAATCACATTCTGTAATGCCCCACCTACTTGATTTGGCATACCCATGAAATTAGCAACTAATAATACGATGGCACCTACTCCACCGGTAGCCATGACAAATAATACTTGTGCTACAATCGGGGCGTAAGTCATGAATAGATTAACAACAGTATTCCAGATATCCGTCAAGAATTGGAATGCAGCCGTTAATGTTTCCGTGATTATACTCCCTGCATTCATGAATAAATCAATAATACCCTGCCATACATTAGTTAAGAATTCAAATATTGAGGTGAATACTCCAGTAATAGTTTCATATATCCAGTTGAATGTATTGGTAACTGTCTCGGATATCATTGTGGCACCATTTGTGAAGAAATCAACAGTATTCTGCCAAGCCCCCTGGAGCCATTCCACAGCACCATTAAATGTACCAGTAATAGACTCAGATAACCATGTGAATGCACCAGTAACTCCTTCACTAATTGCATTAGCACCATTAGTAAACCAGTCAACCATATTCTGCCATGCACCTTGTAACCATTCTATAGCCCCCATAACAGCACCAGTAATAATCTCTGGTAACTGGCCAAGGGTTTGTATGAAATTATCAATAGCCGCCCGTACATCCTCATTAGTATTATAAAGATACCATAAGATTGCAATTACCGCAACAACAGCCGCCACTATTAACAGTATAGGACCTAATGCTGCCCATTCACTTGCAGCAAGAGCGCCGTTAATTATAGTTAACACTTGTCTTACTGCACCTAATGCTTTACTTACTACGGATAAACTTCGGATAACATCGATACCTGCTTTTAATCCACCGAGTACTTGACCGGCTACACCAATTGCCCCGGCGAATGCAGCGAATATTGCAACACCTGCACCAATACCACCAATCACTGCTTGTAATGGTCCGGGTAATGCTTTGAATCCACTTGATAATGTTTTCACTACATTAGTTGCTAGTTTCATTGCAGGTATTAACATTTGCAGTATAGGTGTTCCTACTGCACCCATTAAACCAGCGAATGCGGCTGATGCTTGGTCTTTTACTCCTTGCCAACTGTTTTTATAGTCTTCATTGGCTTGTTTACCATCACCCATTGCTTGGGTTAATACTCGTAGACGGTCTTCCTGTGATAATGCTTGGAATGCTTTACTTGCTTCATCAGCAGATACACCCATTGCACGGCCAAGGTCCTCTGTACTAATACCTAATTGGGTTAATTGTCTTGCACCAGCATTACCGGATAACACCATCCTCTGCATTACATTTTCCATGGATTCTATACTATTACCCGTCTGATAAGCACGACCGGATAATGCCTCGAAACTACGGGATAATAAATCAGTATTAGTTACACCCGCAATACCCATCTGGTTAAAGTATCCACGGATAGTTCCACCACTACGACCAGTAGCAGCAGCGGCAGAGTCAATGGATTGTTTCATAGAATCAGATACCCCTCCGAATGTTAATTCAAGTCTATTCCAACTATCACTAATATTACCTGCAGTATCCACCATCTCCATTAAACCAGCAGCTGCAGCGGCACCTGCTAATGCACCCATTGCACCTTCCAATCCGGAAGCAGATTCGGTGACACCATCAATACTATTCTTGGCTTCATCCGCATCACCGGCTAAATCTTTCAACATATTTAATTCAGAGTTAGCAGCAGTTGCTTGTAAATCTAATAGACTCTGTTCAAGTTCATCAACACGTTCTTTAGCAGCTTCTATTTCTTCACCATCAACATTAACATGTACGGGGTCTGCTTCGGCGGCTTCGATTAATGCTTTTAATTCTTCAATCTCATTCTCCGCTTCCTCTACTGCCTGTGTATCTGCCTCGAATTGTAATTGTAATTGTTCACTCCGTAATTCATCGGCTTTCTGTTGAACTTCTTCGATAACTTCCTGTAATTCTTCAGCATCTCTTAAATCAGCTTCTGTTGTAACTAATACACGTATTTCACTTTCTGCCATTATCCCCTCCTCCCTTTTATAAACTTAAAACGATTCCTAATCCTTTATTATTCTTTAAAAAACGTAATTTTTCACTAAAAAGAACCATTAACACATCAATCTGTAATGGAGTTAAATCCTTTAAAGGTTTATCTGTAAAACGTTCACCTGAGATATATAAAAGGGTAATATATCTTAAATCACCGGACTGATAGTTTAAGGCTTTTTTAACTTATCTTCATCCACCTCAATACCACTAATCTCTAATAATTTATAGACTAATTCCACGATAACCCCTGCAGGTAATCTTTCAATAACCTCTACATTAATCAGGTTCTGGTTTAAATCAAATAGACATCCTTCCAATAATTTAATACCGTTCGTAGTATTGAAATCGACACCTTTAAAATCTTTACCCACTAAAGGTTTCAAATATACCCCTGTCTTTTTATTACTATTAGGATAAATAAACTTCAAAGGCACAAGAGCATCAGTACCCTCTACTATTAAAGATTCTAAATCCACTAATTCATCATTCACCGCTTCTATATGTAATTCTTCCACCATACTCCATTACACCTCAAATAAATCTTTTTTTTTGTTTAAAAAAAAAAGGAGCATCCCACATTAATTTATATATTGTGGAATACTCCTTCACACATAAAATGTCAAATTTTAATATTTTAGAATTCTGTATCATTACTAAACTCTTTCAAATTAGTACCTTTAAAACTCAAATTAGTAACTGTACGAGTCTCAGCATCAAATGAAACAGTATTACTGGATACAGTACAATTCTGAATAGTTTGAGTAATCTTAGCAGTTTCCCCAGATGCGAATGTAACATTCTCAACAAGTTTAACATCTTTAGGGGTAGTTTTCATAGTACGGATAATTCTTTTAATATTCAAGAAATCCTCTAAATTACCACTATAACGTAACACATCACAGGATACTTCATAAGTTGGGTCACCCCCAAGATCAGGTACTGGACCATCAAATGTTGCTAGTGTATCGTTACTTAATTCTTCTTTGATTTCTGCTTTCTGAGTGTACCCTAAATGGGTTCCATTTATATATATGTCTACTCTATTAGCCATAATCTATTCCACCCTTATACTGAATGGGATGTCAACTCTAATAATCACATCATCGAATACAAGTGCATCTAAAGCTATTTTCACTACTTTAGCAGATACTTTCTCGATATGGTATTCAATGTCTTTTAATAAGTTTAAGTCATCCACGCATTCTTTTTTAACTGATTCTGCAATGGATTGTGCAGTTTCAATTGTTCTTTCACTAGATGATTCACCTAATATTAATTCTGCTTCTAAACGGTTAATCACATAGTCACGTACACGATTAATATATAAGTCTAATTTGTTTGGTAATTCACTGTTCACACAGATATACCTTGAACTTGCACGGTTACGTACTTCAATGAATGGTACGCTTAATTCTAATAATTTAGCCCCGATATCTCCAGATTCAGTAGTATACTCTGGTGTAACACTACTTACAATCGGTATAACTTTACTGGTTAATGATTGGTTAACCCGTAAACTTGCAATGTAACCCGCCATTAATGCAGCAGATTCATTCAAGGACAAACTATTATAACCCTGTGTGGTAATCCAGTAGATTTGGTCGTTGAAAGTAGCGATACTTTCAGTATAAGCTGCAGCAGTACTTTTCTGTAACTGTGCAACTTGACCATGAGCAAATTTATCTTCTAATTGTTCATCTAACCAGTTAGTAACTAATGCTTGTGATGCATCAGCTAATTCATCAGCGACGTATAATATATCGAATACTTCATGTTTTAATTTCGCTAATGCGCTGGTTAATTTTTCATTTGTAATTGTAGTTGATGGTACTGGTGTATCATCATCACTCCAGGTAGTAATGTTCACTATGATTAAATTTGATGCTCCATAGAATAATCCATCGATTGCATCTGTTCCTTTGAAATCCCCGACGGTTTCAGTTGTACCGAAGATAGCATGTGCGCTTTCTTTACTGGATACAACAGTCACCTCAGATACTTCACTGTTAAATGCACCAACCACTGCGATACTAGAAGCCATACCTGGTATTGCAGTATTATTCATGGTAACATTTTCTTTATATACATGTATATCTGGTCTAATTGCCATATTCTTATACTCCTGCACTCATTTCTTTAAATTTACTTAATGTTTTAGTTAAATCATTCTCTGATTTAAGTTCAATGTTATTGTTTATAATGTAATATTTGAATCCTGCTTTTAGCATATCTGGCACTTCCATTTCCATTAATGCGGATTGCCAGTCAAAAACAGATTCTTTTGGTTCGGTTTTTTTCTTAGCCATAAAAATAATCCTCCAATTATTAGAATAATATGTGGGTTAATTCAAATGTCCCCATTACACCCCATTGTTTACGGATTGATTGTGTCATTAATCGACTATTCTCTATATAAGTATCACGGATAATCCCTGGTAAAGTTTGGAATTCATTATTGGATGCGAATTCCTGCATAATATAATCATGGAGTTCACATAAACGGATATATGATTTATTATTCGCTCCTTTGAAGTAAAAGATGATTATCGTATGTACTTTCATGGGTTTGCTATCCTCGAAACTTGGGTCATAGTCAATACGGTTAATATATACATCGCATACTGGTTGATTACCAAAGTTCCTAAGGTTATCATCACTGAATCCGTAGTTGATTTTATTAAAGATATTATGTCCTTCATCATCAACTAAACTCTCCAGGTTATCATGTAACCATTGACTGATCCGTTGAGTCATGGTATATTTGGGGAGGGTTTTACCGGTTAATTCTAGTTCATATTCTAGGTTTACCGGGACGGTTATAGTATTAGTGTTATTATCCATAATTATTCACCAAGTCTTCTATTCCATATTTCATGAATTCACGTGGAGCAATACCTTTACCGGATGTGGATTTATCATAAGTACCCTCATCTTGGTAACTAGCATATCCTTGACTAGCATAAAATCTTAACACGGCATTTAATCCCGTATTGGATTCAATATCCCCACCTACACTACCGAATAAGTCTCCATGCTCATAACTGGTTAAACCAGTGTGCGGACCGGTACGGATATTCATTTGGATTTCATGTTTTCCTTGTAGGATTATTTTCCCCAGTTCATCTTCTAGTAGGTTTTCATCCCGTATATAATTTAAAACAAGTGTAGGTATATCCTCAGTCATAATCGAGTCCTCCGGCCTCGTCTCTGATTATATGATGCTACTTTATGATGTCCAATTACTTTATGTTCGATTTGGTCTTCTTCTTCGGCACAGGTATTCCAGTATGCATCAATATAATCATCCAGTAATTGATTGGCTTTAATATACCACATATCATAATTAGTATGGTATTCATCACCATTGTATAATGCACCATAACAATCTGATGCTGTATAGTACATTGCGATTGTATGGATAGTTGATGAGTAATTCTCCGGGTCGGGTAATGGAACATTCTTTGCTCTTAAACGTCCATGTATCCATCCCGTTGCATTACGAATAGCCGTATCCACTAGATTAGTTTCTATCGTATCAGATACATTATCCCCGAATAAATCGGTAATGTCTTCAACAGTACAGTAAGTAATAGGTGGTGTGGGTGTAAGGGTTTCGTCAGATGGGGATTCATCAGTGGATATATCTTCAGTTGGAGATATATCTTGATTGTCTCCATCTTCAAGAATATCATTTTGATTTGTTTCTTCATCTGACATAACCATATCCCCATTTATTGAGCATCTTCTAAAGCTTTAATACGTGCAAGGATACTGTTTGCAGTATCTTCACTACCAATTGCATCTTCAAGGTCTTTACATCTTTTCCTTAAACCAGTAGTGTCATCTGCACCGACCGCCGCTTTCAAAGCAGTAATAT